CCAAATTAATGATTTATTATAAAAGAGAACAAGAGCCTGATAAGGGCGTTGTCCCCGACTTTCAATTTTAATTATATTTAATTATATGTTTATATTAAAAATGATAAGTGGAGAAAGGTTTAATATCACCAGAGAAGATGCTCAATCTTTTGTTGGTAAATCTGGATTAGTTCCAGTCAAGTCTTTAGGTGGAATGATTAATGTTTCAAGTATTTCAAGCATTTTGCCCGCTGATTTAGTAGAAACAAGAAAAAAAACAAACGATGGTATGTGGTGCGTTAAAAGGTTTGGTCAATGGTATAACGAAAATACAGGATTAATAGTAGAACCAAAATATCAGAACGAGCTAGATGGGGCAAAACAACCAAAACAAATAGAAACCAGTCAATTTGCTAAAGAATTAGCCAATAAATTTAATTTATAAAAACTATGTTTAATCTTAAAAAAATTAAAGAAAAAATCAAAGACCTAGAAGAAAGAATTGATAGCTTAGAATACCAAGCCAATCTTAATGACGAGGCTATTAGCTTATTAGCAAGTAAAATGGGAGTAACAATTGTTGAGGGCAATATGGGGGTAGAAATTGTTGAATGCGATTGTTGTGATGATAAACTAAAAAAGACCAAAAAATTAGCTAAAATTAAAAAATAAAAAAGTTTTAAAATAAAATGGGTAATCAGAATAGCGGTAGAAGGAAAATCTACGAAGAATGGAATAAAGTATCAGCTATTAATAAACTTTGGGAGAAAGTTAATCGTAAAGTAATGGCTAATGAAGAATTAACCGAGTTTGAAGAAAAGTTGGTGTCTTCTATTTTACCCAAGACCATTAAGACTGAAACTGATATTACAACCAAAGGACAATCTTTAGTTCCCACAAAAAAAGATAAAGAACAAGCACTTAAAGCTATTGATGAGTTTTTGAGATTAAACCATAAAGAACCATAAATTACTATAAATGACTATACAAGAAATATTAAATAAGGGCACAGATGAACAGAAGAAGGCATTATTTTTATTTAATAGTAAAGACTCAGATGAAGCGGTAAGAGTTAAGTTTAATCTATGGGCAAGATATTCACTTCCTAAATACTTTACTTCTAAAGATGCCCCCTTTCATAAAGACATAGATTTAAATTTAATTGCTTCTTATAGGGGCAGATTAAAATCTTTTACTAATATCGGATTTAGAGGTTGCGGTAAAACAGCCAGAACAAAATTATTTATAGCCTTTACTATTTTAAACGATGAAGATAAAACCAAAAAGTATATTAAAATTTTATCGGTAGATATTACTAACTCCAAGCAAATTGTTACTGATATTTATAACATACTAATTAGCTCACGAGATTTATATCCCGATATATTCCAGAAATCAGACCTTAAAAGAGAAGAAACGATGAGCTCATTTACTACTTATACCGGCATTAAAGTAATTGCCGATACGGTGGGAACAGAACAGCGCGGGGCATTACAAAATGAAGCAAGACCAGACCTTATTATCGGAGAAGATATAGAAACGAGAAAAACCTTACGGTCTGCGGTTATTACTAAAATGATTTGGGATAATATAGAAGAAGCTAGAACATCATTGAGTAAAGACGGTTCAATGATAATTAATGCTAATTATTTATCAGAAAGAGGTAATGTTCATAAATTAGTAGAAAAAAGAAATACCCTAAATAAAGTTTTAATTATTCCGATATTAGATGAAAGCGGAAATTCTTCTTGGTCAGATAGATTTACTATAGAAGATATAGAGCAAATGAAAATTGATGATGATGATTTCGCCGGGGAACGGATGTGTAAACCTAGTGCTAGTAATGATATTCTTTTTAATAGAGAAAAACTGGAGGCGATGAAATCCATTAAACCAATTAAAGAAAGTTCTGGCTTTAGAATGTTTTATAAATTTGACCCAAGTCATAGAATAGCGAGCGGACACGATGTTGCTGGCGGCGTTGGTTTGGATAGTTCAACTTCAGTATTTATAGATTTTGATACAATTCCAGCCAGAGTGGTGGCTACCTATAAAGATAATACAATTAAACCAGATATATTCGGATATGAAATAGAAAGACAATCAAATTTATATGGCGGTAATTTAGTAGCTATAGAAAAGAACAATCACGGACATACCACCATTGCCATTTGTAAACAGCTGGGAGTTAATCAATATTTTACTCAACCAAAAGATACTAAAATTGAAGGAACGGAAAATAAAGAATATGGCTGGCTAACTAACGGATTAACCAAACCAAAAATGTTATTCGGTCTTAAAAAAGCAATTGATGATGGCTTATTAGAATTAACAGATGAAGATTTAATAAATGAAGCTAAAAGTTATTCGCGAGATGATTTAATGGACAAAGACACAGACCCAAGACTAACGACAAGACACTTTGATTTATTAATGGCAGCCGCTATTGCTTGGCAAACGAAAGACTGGGTAGAAATTAAACAAAGCTATGATTATGATGTTGAGCCAGAAGTAACTCATAGTTTAATTAATATATAGCTTATAAATAAATATGTTAAATAAAACACTAGCAGATAAAATTGCTGCTCAAGCTCTAAATGAAATTGAAGAGGCTAGACTTTATAAGAATGGAAAAATTAAGAATTGGAGAATTAATGAGTCTTTATATTATGGACAAAAAGAAGTAGATGATACCACCAGAGCTAATGTCGCCTTGGGGCAGATGCAAGAGTTCGTCCACACATTACTTTCTAAAATTGATAATCCTTTAGAATTTAAATACTACAAAAGAAAGAATAGCCAATTAAAAAGAGTTAAATATCTTAATAGTCTAAAAGAAAACGATGCCGATATTAATTTTTGGGATTTAAAAGATATTGTTGGAAAGAAACAAGCCATTTTATATGGTAGAGCTATTTATCTTTATTATGCCGACTCAATAGATGGATATAAAGCACACCTAGAACCGATTGATGTTTATGATTTTTTAATTGACCCGTCTGTATCTGGTATTGATATTGAAACCGCTATGTATATGGGGCATTATGGAGTGGTTAAGAATATTAAAGAATTAAAGAAAGGCGTAAAAGAAAAACTATATCACGGAGATATGGTTAAGGAAATTATAGAAAGTGGCGGAAATTCAAATGAAACAGTCGTCGAAGAAACCAATAAACAATATCGTTCTTATGATAATGAAACTATTGGACAAAAAGAAATTCAAAATAATAATAAATTTAAATTTTGGCAATGGATTACAACCTATGAAGGAGAAAGATATTATCTTTTAATGGATAATAGCGGTCGTTGGATTAGAGCAGAAAAATTAACCGATATATTTACTTCAAACTTATTCCCTTATTGGTCTTGGGCTTGTTTTCCAGATTTAACAGAATTCTGGACGCCTAGTTATTGCGATTATATTAGAGAGGTTTTAATGGCTCAAGAGGTATCTATTAATCAAATGTTAGATAATGCCGAAGCTGTAAATAAACCTCAAAAGATAGTTAGGGTTGGTGATATTGAAGATATGTCTAAGGTTATTAAGTATAAAAAAGACGGCATTATTCCTGTTAAGAAGGGCGTAAATATAGACCAAGCTATCCAATTTGTTAAAGTGCCATCAATTACAACTCCTATACAGGTATTTGACAAACTTCAATATATTAAAGACAGAGCATCGGGAGTGGGAGATAATGAGGCGGGAATGGCAGATGAAAGCGGTAAGGTTGGTATTTATGAAGGAAATCAACAAGCAACCGCTGATAGATTTGGATTATTAAACAAAAGCTATGCCTTTGGATATAAAAGATTTGCCAAACTTTATGAATGGGGCATTAAAGACCATTTAAACAAAAAGGTGGCGGTAGAAATTTTGGGACCGGACGGAGTAGAAATGAAGAATATCGGCAAAAGAGATATATTTAAAAAGGGAGATGAGTTTGGTTGTTTAGTAGAAGCAAGTAATGCCGAAATGACCAATTCTTTGAGAAATCAAGACTATAAACTTAAATTTATTATGGCACAAGCACAAAATCCTTTAGTAAATCCAACTAAGGCATTTGAATTAGCTGCCAAAATATCTGGTTTTTCATCTGATGAAATTAGAGAGTTATTAGATGTTAAAAACTATGGAAACGAAGAGTTAATGAGTGAGGCTGACAGAGATATTGAGGCATTACTTAATGGAGAAAATATTGAAATTAATGAAATGGCTAATAATGCCTATAAACAAAAATTAGTCTCTTATCTTCGCGACCACAAAGAAGATATTAATATGAAACAGTTTGAACTTATTAGTCTTTATATTAAATCTTTAGAGCCAACTATTATGCGTAATGAAGCTAGAAAAATGGAACAAGAATTAATAGAGTCAATGAATAATGAAAATAAATTATTAAATAGTGTTAATGGTATGCCCAACAGTGTTCCTAACGGTATTCCCGCGGGGCAACAAGCAGGTAAACCAATAGCACAAGCACAAAATTATGAAGTATAAATTAAAAGATAAAAACATAATTAAATCAGACTTTGAATTGGAATATGAGCCAGCTAATTTTACAGACACCATTAAAGACTTAGAAAAGAGACTAACAGAAATAACGGCGCAACAGAAAATTTATATAGCTAAAGCCGACAATGTAGCCAGAAATCACCCATATGTTTTAGATATAGATAATGAAAAAAGAAATGCTATCTGGTTATACCAAGAGAATATGGTGGCAACTGAACAGGCAGAAAATATTATTAAAAACTTAAAAGAAGCCATTAAAAATATTAAAGCCGAAATGGCTGAAATAACAAAACAAACTGGTTATGAATTTAAATAAAGACAATTTAAATAATAAAGAAGAAGAAGAGATTGAAAAAGAAATAGAAGATGAGCTTGATAAGCAAAAAGCCTATTTAATCTTTACTAATAGTGAGGCTGGTAAATATTTAATAGAAGAAACGGAAAAAGACAAAGAAGATATGCTTATGGAATTAATCAATTCTTATCAAAATCTATCACACATTGAAATTATAACTAAAATATCAAAATTGGAAAGTAAAATTAATTTTCTTAATACTTTAAAAGAAGCAGAGAATAAAGTTAAAGTATTAGAAGAAGAACAAAAATATGATAAAAAAAACCAAATCAAAAGTTAATAATAATGAAAATCCAGCAGAAGAACCAATAGAGCCAATAGAAGAGCTGTCAGAAAAACAGGCAGAAAAAGTAGAAAATAAAAATAAATATACTAGAGAATGTTTGTGTGGTTCTTTAATAGATTTAAGTGGAGATAGTGAAGTATTTATTTGTTCTTGTGGTCGTAAACATATTAGATAGTTGCTATATTGCCCTTTTATGAGGGCAACAAGCAGTGATTTAAGCTGTTTTATCCCGACAGAGATTGTCTGTCTGCTAGGGAGTCTAGCATAAAATAACTTTATATGTCAAAAGAAAAGACAACTACTCCTGAAGAGGAGGTTAAAGATACTCAAGCCGAAGAAACTAAGGAGGAAGAAACCTCAAAAGAGGAAACTCAAGAAGAGGAAACTACCACCGAAGAAACCAAGGCTGAAACTGTAGAGGAATTGCTTAATAAAGAAAACGATAAAGACGATAGAGTGCCTCTTAAAACCTTTCTTGAAACAAAGAAAGAAAAGAAGGCATTAGAAAAAGAAATCAATTTCTTAAAAGAGCAAATCCAAAAAGGTGCTACTAAGTCTGAAATCAATTCAGATTTAAAGAGCATCGCTGAAAAGTATGATGTAGATGCTAATTTCTTAGAGGAATTATCAACTATTATCTATTCAAAAGCAAAACAGGAAGCCGATGAGGTTGTTCAGTCTAAACTTAAACCTTTAGAGGCTAAAGAAAGGGCTGAACGCATTGAAAAGATATTCTCCGAAAACTTTAATAAAGTTATGGAGGAAATGCCCGAATATAAAGATGTCGTTAATCGCGATGTCATTAAAGAGCTATCTTTGCTTCCTCAAAATGCCAAGAAAACATTTCAGCAAATCATAGAGGAAACTTACGGTAAAACGGTCACCGGTAAGCGAACGATGGAAACATCTATTCCTCGTGGCGGCAAAGAAGGTTCATACGACGAAAGTAAAATGAACGACCCTAAATATTTTGCGGAGGTAATGGCTAATCCAGAACTAAAGAAAAAATATAATGAGGGACTTGTTAGCCGCTTAAATTTGTAGACCGATTAAACTCATATTT